CCTTCTGGCTTTGCGCTCTGCCCACCAATGGTATGCTGAAATGGTCCTGGGTTAGATGACAGTGCACCAACCAGTACATTCTTAGCATTTTGCAGATGATGATGCACCTCAAATGCACGATCAATATGATGCGAATTTGCATCAAGATGATCTAGCGCATCTTTCAATTCTTGCTGACGCACCGAGCGAGCTTTGTCTGTCTTTAGGGTGGACATCGCCTTTGCATATCTGGTAGTAACATACTTCTTCAGCCCGTCAGTTGTGGGCTTAGTACCTTGACGCACTGTATCATTAATGTACATCTTAATATGTTCGCGGTGTCTCTCTACAGCTTTGTGTGATGCTGGCGTCATTTGAGATGCAGCAACCTTAGCCTTTTTGATGTGCGATTCATATTCACGCTCTTGTGCAGTAGTATAACCAGTACGCTCTACTGGGTGCTCAACCGATATCATATGCACGTCATTATGTTGCTTGAATGCGTTCTCGTCAGGGTCGAATGACGCCTTCATTGTCTGTAGTGTTGAACCGGTATAACGTGTATGAACGGCTACACCTATTTTCGATTTAGCAATTTTCTTTCCGATAGAGCCATCTTTCGGTGTAGAGTATGTGATGGTGTTAGGCTTGAAATTGAGATTGTCACCTTGCTCTTTTACATCTTCAGGTGTGTGCATAATATCACCCTGAAACACTTGACCCTTTGGTGTGACCTTCGGTAGATGGGCTAGTGCAGCTTTTAGCTTTGCGACAAGTCCAGGCGCATGACCATGATTGGCTACAATATCTTCGTCGGTATAATTCAGCTTGGGTGTGACATTGAATGCAGATTTTGATGCGACGAAAAACTTCTTGTTCTCTGGATGATAACCGAATACGATTGATGGTGACCCATCGTATTTCATTGTCACCTTTACTTTGCTATCTTTTCGTCTTAGCTGATCGTGTACGCCATTTAGCGTATCAACTGCGTGCTTGAAACCCACTGCACCAAGATTGATATGATGATCCTCAGCATGTTCTAGATGCTTTAGCTTGTCATCTGATGCGACGGATTCAGCTAGAAATTTTCTAAATTGTAACATTACCACGGGTCTCCCGAAAGCTTCATAGAAGACGCCATCTTTTCAGATTCAAACTTAAAACGAATTTTCATTATTTTTTTCTCACCAGCTTTTACACCTATGGAGTCATTCCCAACCTTTTCTAAAGTTACTTTAGATTTTTGTAATGCATTTAATTTTTCATTTTCTGTTGGGTCCATAACAGTTGCAGCATATGGTGGCTTACTGCCCTGACCAGTAACTTTAATATAAGGCGGGTACATTACATCCGCATCCATCCAATCTTTGGTTAGATATTTTTTTAGCTCAGGTTGATTCATTTTTAACATTCTAGCTAATAAAATATCTCTGAGGCTTGAAAGAAACTTAGAACCAATTTCTTCAGTTTTTTGCTTTATACCAGCATTTGCTCTTATATAAGCTTTTCTTTCTGTTGTGCTTTCTGGTAGTTTAAATTTTTTAATTGTTGTTTCTAAAACCTTTTTATATTCTGCGGCAAGATTAAGTTTTAAACTTGTATCCACAGTACCGACACCAGGATTTTTAAATCCGATATCACCTTTTGTTTTTGTTGCTTTCGCCGAAAGCCCGAGAAATCCATCATTTGGACCACTAGTAAATTTCACTAATATATCAGTTGGATTTTTACTTTGATCTACAGGTCTGCCTACAGCAGCTTGCATTGATCCAGGCCGAGCGGTCCACCAAACCGTTTTTACAGTACCCGAATAGCCATTTTCCTTTGCCCATTTTTTAAAGGCATTTGCCATAACTTCAGCTTTACCAATGGCATCGGTAACCTCAGGAGCTTTAGCCTGCTTTACTCTATTATTAAATTGTATCTTGGCTTGCTCATCATACCATTTTTTATTGGCTAGAAAATAGCCAATTTGAATTTCATTGATATCTGATAATATTGTATTTTGAGTCATAATGGCTACTCAAACTTCTTCATATAGCCTTCGATAAACTCAGGCGGAATAGGCTTCTTGAATCGAACTTCTGTGGCCATATAATATTCTGAGTCGGACTTCTCAGGATTCTTTGCTACCCATCTTGAATATTCATTTCTGTCCATCATGCGCTTTTTAGCATCACCCATATTACCACGTAAGTCGGCGTCCATATTGCGCTCGGCCCAATCGGCGGGAACCTTTAGCTTCAATACAGCGCGCTCACTATGGGGTGTATTGGTGGCTTTGGCGCTAGTGCCTCTAAAATGCGCTTCACCACCAGCACCGGACATTGCAGCATATCCGTGGGCGGTGTGAGCATCAGGGGTTGTGGAATACATTCCAGTGCTGGGATCAGGGCGATTGATCCCAGACTTTAACATGGACTGAACATTACGTTCATGAGTACCATGATAGAGGATATAATGGTCACCCTCTCTCCACCATCCGCGACGCTTCGTCGTCTTATCGAATGGTAGTCTCTTAGCTTCTACTTGTTCTGTTAACCATCTTTTGAACGACATGGCCACCTCTATATTCTGTAGCCATATTTATGAAACCTTTAGCTCACCATCAACCATGGTTAGCTTGATAGCTAGCTTATTAGAACGAGTATAGTCACGCCCTCCATCGATAAATGCAGAACCATCGCTGCTAGTGCGATAATCGTGACGATAACCACTCACCACAATCTCACCGTTATCTGCAACCACACCTAAGATTGGGTCGGAGAAAGCGGACTCCGCATTGCAGATATAGGCATGACCATCATGACTAACATATACACCGAAATAGTGGCTATGCGATGGATCCTTTAGCACAGGTTGGTAGAAAACCTCAACCGGGTGCAGACTCCATCCGCCATCTTTGGTCTTAACAGCCCAAGCACCAATATACTTGGCATTATACTTTTGTTCTACAACCTCAGTCTTGAGGCTGTCGTAGAACTTCTCAGGAAGTTTGATATTCATCGCTCGACCAAGCTATAACAGAAAAAGGCCATCGGACCCACAGGAAGCGAATCAAATGCACCAGTATTACCAATTCTAGCCATCGATTCACACTCTTGCTTATTTGAAGCATATAGCGCAATTAGATTAGGCTGAGAACCCTCAGAAAACATCACACTTACAGCTATCAAAACCCACATCATCTATTTGATCTCCACAGATATTTGTCATTACCAGTTGCTTGTGCCCACCTATTGAGAAGAGGCTTTTCCATTTCATAGGCCTCTTTTTCCCAAGGGTGATCTTCATATGAGACCTGTTGGCTATCAACCCTTTGACCTTTCCAGGTCACCAGATCAGCATTCATAATATGATCATATAATTCACGTCTGGCAAATTGCTTGACGTGAATTAGTTCATGCGCCAAAGTCTTTAATGTTCTCTTGCGGGATGGGCCCGCATAGAGACGCACAGTAAATTCTTTTGGACGCCTATTGTCATCAGTCCATTCACAGTCACCGTAGATACACTCAGACTTTAGCAGATCCTTCACCAGCTTTATTCTGATGGTTAGGGTATCTGATAGACGATGGTTCATCAGGTCACATACCATCCATCTAGCCGCATTGCGGACAAGATTTCTATAGGCCCTATTATGGCCTCGGACGGTAATACGTGGACCTGATTTGACCATACATTTCCCTATTGAATAAGGTTATTGTATCAGGCACCTGTCACATTGTCAATGGCTAAATGTATATATCAACGCCACTGTTTCTTAGGCGGGAAATACCATTCAGGCTCGACTGGTTCATCAATGGCTTCTTTTTTGGCTCGACGCTCGCGGCGCTCATCTCGCCAATCACGATTGTAATCTCTACTTTCATAAAAGCCATGATCATCGTCATCATCATAACCACTACGTTCATTCTTACGACTCTTACCCATGTTACACCTTTAGTCCCGAGAAATCCTTTCGACCCATCTTTTTGGTCGTCCAGCCCATCTTATCTTCCTCATCACGGCGCTGACCAAATTGGGTCTTATCCATGACGGGACGATCCTCCATGATGTCTGCTTGGGCTGATTGCTCAACATCATAGAGCCGCATTTTTTCTCTATCGACACCGATGACAAACCTACGATTGACCGCAGGGTCGCTGTATCGATTCTTAAGCTGCTTGACCATAAATTGACTAAGGTCTTGAAGTTCCTCGGTAGAAATTAGCGCGATCATGAAATCTGATGTCGCGGGAAGACCAAAGGATTCTGATGTGTCGGTAATTTCAACATCGGAGCTGGCATAACCGCTTCGAGTTGTCTGTGTTGCAGATACAATCGGTAGGTTTCGTTCAACGGCCAGACCTCGAAGTTCTTCTGCTATAGACTTGATGTAGGTATAGCTATTCACATTCGAACCTGTCTTGATACGTGATGACATGCAGATATTTAGATAATCGATGTAGATAACGTCAGGTACGAATGATCGCTTAAGATTAAGCTCGTTAAGAAGATGCCGGAAGTGACCAGCATGTGCTGATGCAGTCGGATATTCTTTGATGATTAGCTTGCCGGTCGTCTTTGCTCGGATACCAGCAATCTTCTTTTCGTAAAGATCGCGCGGTAGCACCTGCAGGTCTGGAATCGGTACATTGAGAAGATTTGCATCGATTCGCTCGGCAATCTTTTCCTCGGCCATCTCCATTGTGATATACAATACGTTCTTACCAAGCATTAGATTGGCTGCGGCCATATGACACATTGCAAGTGACTTACCGACACCCGTACCGGCAAGAATGATATTCAGAGACTTGCGCGATAGACCACCACGAGTAATCTTATTCATTAGCTCAAGGTCGAACGGAATCTTTTCTTCGACACGATGATAGAAGTCATATCGATCAGTGAAGTCATCAATGAAATCATGACCGATATGTGCATCAAAAGATACGGCCAGTGCATCAGTAAGAATTTGGGGAATTGAACCCTTCCCCCGATCCTTGTCCTTACCATCAAGAATAGTGATGCTGTCCATGATAGCATTATAGACAGCACGCTCTTGACAGAACTTCTCAGTTGCATCAACCAGCCAGTCCTTGTCCACAGGATCAGGTGGCGTCAGAGAGTTGATGGTGTCAAGAGCGGCTTGATGCTCCTTGTCACCGAGCGATTTTACACTGTCAATCTCGATGGCAAGGGCTTCACGGCTCGGTAGAGAATTATACTTCTCAACAAAGGTAGAGATATTAGAATAGATTAGCTTCTCAGCTGCATCATTGAAATACTTCTCACTTACGAAAGGCAGAACCTTGCGCGCATATTCTTCATCATGAACCAGATGCCTCAGCACCGTCGTTTCGATTCGCATTGTTTATCTCTGCAGTTGTTAGCACTACGTGATATAGAATTGAGGCCAGCACATGCTCAAAGTCCTTGAGCATGGCTGGGGTCTGTTCCCAAGTAGAATTCAGAATCTTATAGGTGAAGGCAAGAACAGCATTACCATCACCATCATCCATCTCATTAACCTTGACGGTATTGAAATAGAAACCCGTATCAGCAAACTTACCGTTTGTAATACGAAAGCATAGATGATCCTGCATAGTCGGCTCATCTATGACCGTATATTCAGCTAATGGCTGATTCGGTATCGACCTCTTCATCTTCATTCTCCGTCATCTGACCTTGACCATACTTAAACTCTTTACCTGCCGCGGCATCAATCGCATCAAGCAAACTCGTGGTGAAAAACCTCTCGGGATCTTCTTCGATCTGCTTGCCATAAAACTTACCACCGTCTGGCATTTCAAATCGATTAGACACCTTCTTGATTATACCATGTTTCTCAGCCAAGTCAAGGAGTCCATAGTACCTATTCAGGCCGTCATCATAAGAAAGTCTCACATCAATTGACTTGTTCTCCTTAGTAAAGCGACTCTTGGCCAGGCGACAATGAATGATGTTGCCCACAACTTCTGTACCGTCACGATCCTTCTTCTTGGACAGAAAGAGAATTTGCGAGGCTGCATATTTCAGACCTTCGCCACCACCCATATCCTTAGTGGGAACATATGCGCCGATCACATTGAAGATATGATTGGTCACCAGCAGCGATACATTGGCGCGCGCCAGCTTAAGAGACAGCGCACGGAATGCACCACGAATAAGCTGCGAGCGAGTCATGTCACGCGTGTTCTTACCCTCAGAGATATCTTCCATCTCTTTCTCAGTTGAAAGCTGACCAAGCGAGTCAAGCACCATGAGCATCTTCGGGCGTTCCTTCTCAGGCACCTTCAGATAGTTATCAAGAATACGCATTGCATGTGTGCGGAAGCCCTGTACAGTGGCCTGCTCAGAGATAACCACGCGGCGCGGGTCGATACCACGCGCGACAAACATCTCCTTGGTTACAGCAGCTTCGGTATCATAATAGATGACACCAGCATCAGGATTGTCCTTAAGGAATTGCTGCACAAGACCAAGAACGAAGAACGTCTTACCAGTTGCGCTCTCGCCAGCAAATACTGTGATCTTGTTATTAGGCACACCACCATAGATGCTACCAGATAGTGCAGCATTTAGCAGGTATGAACCTGTGTCCATCGTGCCTGCAAATTCTGACGAATGCAGACCATCATCTGCAATATGTGTATCAACATCTGCGATTTGCTTTACCATATCGCGGAAGAAATCTTTACTCATGTATTATCTCCTTGTGTATCGGTTGATTTGAATTCTGTCATATAGCTATTGTCTGTGATTTGATTACGCTTATTTTCTACGGAATATACTGTCATGTCAATCTGATATCCTGGGTTACTTTTAAGTGGTACATCAATCCACGCATCATCATGCCATATAATCCTATTGTTGGGGTATGCATAGAAATTACCATCATCAACCTTGAACATATGCGCGCACTTATGTTCAGGTGTCTCACTAAAGTTTGTATCTAGAATACCTTTATTCTCCCATGACCAATCCATAGTAAACATGTATTCACCACCGATACGGCTACCATCACAACGAATTAGTTGTGCGCGCAGGCCAGCCATACGAGTGCGAATATTAACATCAATATATGGGCTAAAGCAGTTCCAGTAATAGCAATCGTCAATCTTTGGAACTGGCGCATCTTTCTTCCAACAGAAGGCCATCAATGGACGACGAGTCCAGTTGACACCATTATCTAGAAAGGCCTCAAAGAGAGGTACCCGCTTCTCCATACTTGCAACACTGTGTACATCGCATAACGTAAATTCACCGTGACCCTTCTCATGATTATACAGATATTCATTCCGCATATAGCAGGTGAATGTAGGTAGATTGTGATTTAGATACGACATTAGGTGAAAAACCTCGCTAGGGTTGGTCGGTCCTCATCCTGCCAACCGATCACGTCTAGGATCGAACGAAGCGGGTCAAGGAATGCTTTGTCAAACTGCATTCTATAGTCTATGTATTGGCTGACCTCAAACTCAGGCGGAAGCATAGAAGGAATAGCCAAAACATTCTCACCCAAAGTATTTGGCATCTTAAGATAACAAAACTTGACCTTCTCACCATCCTTGATGGCTTGATATGACTTGTCAAGCCCAAGCTGCTTGAGGCGACGATTATATGCAAGGCTTGCACGCACATGAATCGGTATGCTCTTTTCTGCGCGCGAATACTTTGTCAGGCCTTGCACACCGCGAGGAAATGCAACATCTTCAAACGGAAGCTTGTTGAATTGCTCACGGAAAGATGCGACAAATTCTTGCAGAGTCGCCTCATCCTTGTTCATGATGATATCAAGCGCGTCCTTAATCGCCTTTCGACATGCACCCGGCGTTGAGGATTTGACAGCTTCGATGCCCATCATCTTTAGCTTAGGCTTCTCATACCGCACACCCTCAGAGTCATGCACATTGAGAATGTATCGCTTCTTACCAGTCCAGATACCACGGTCTGCGATGACCTCGCGCTTCATTGACATCTTCTGTGCAAATGCATTCATATGCTCTTGCAGGCTAGAATAGATGCGATCAATAATCGGCTCAAAGCCTTGCGATGCAGCCTTGTCGAGATAGTTGACAATCTGCTCCTTAGTCGGATCCTTGTCTTTGAATACCTTCTTGATTAGATCATCAAGGGTAATGTAAAGACTGTCGGTATCAACCGCAATCACATAGTCCTTGTCGGTTGTGCCGAGCAGCTTATTGATATGCTCATTAATCTTGACCTCAGCCCAGCGAATGGAAAGCTGACCACCAACCGTGATAGCTGTGGCCTGATTGAGGTCATAGAATCGGAAATAAGGATTACCGATTGCACCGTAAGCTGAGTTTAGCTGAACCTTCTTTGCAAGCTGCATGTTCTTATACCGCGATACGGCTTTCTCATGCTCTCGCTTTTCTTGAGGTGTCTTGGCCGACTCAACATTCTTCTGGGCTTGAATCATCTTGCGCTTGTATTCGGACCGACTGTCATACATGCGCTCCATCATCTCAGGCAGAAACCCCTGTCGCGCATTGCTGAAGTATCGACCATTGGCCGCAAGACTGTAGCCTGTCCGCAACGGCGGCGCGAAGTTAGAATCAAGCAATTGGTCGACAGTAATATCAACACGGTTTTCTCGGTCAAGCATCTCAGGCGAAATATTATATTGCATGATAAGATGCGGATACAGAGAATTCAAGTCGAAAGACAGAACCCATTGATGTGCGCCCACGATAGGTTCTTTGACATATGCACCGACGTAAGCCTCGTCCTTGCTACCACCACCAGTCATCGGTACACAGACCTTCTTCTTCCACAGATGATTGTGGATTAGAACATCCCACATCTTCACCTGCGTAAATACGTCTGTATAATTAACCTTGGCGTCATATGCAAGTGCAAGAACCATGTCGATGAGTTTCATCTTCTCATCAAGACGGTCAACAAGCTCAACGTCTTTGATATTATAGTCGATGAACTTCTGATAGTTTTCCTTGTAGAGTCGGTGCAGCGAGCCATATTCAGAATAGTCTAGCTTCTTCTCACCAAGTTCAACGTGAGCGATGTGATCAAGGCGATATGACTCTTGCTGCGAATATGTAAACTTCTTGTAGAGTTCAAGATAGTCTAGCGTAGAGACGCCGGCAATATCAACAGCGGTCTGCGTCTTACCCATGATGTTGGTCGTGCGCTGCGAGATAAAACCCCAAGGCGACAGTCGCTTTGCAGCCTTCTCATCAAGGACCTTAGAGATACGATTGACAAGATACGGAATATCGAAGAACGTGATATTCCAACCAGTGACAATCTCGGGGTGATACCCGCGCTCCCATTCGATCAAGAACGTCTCTAGCAGGTCGCGCTCATCGCGGCAGCGAATATATCGCACAGCATGATGCGACGGTCGATAATCACCGCAACCCATTGCAATGATTTTCTTACCGCGCTTTAGTGTGATAGCCGTGATTGGTTCTTGCGCTAGCTCTGGAGTCGGGAAGCCATTCTCAGAACCGACCTCGATATCAAGATTGGCAATCTCAATCAGGTCACGATCATATTGAATTTCACCAGGGTATTCCTCATTGAGGAATGCATACTGGAATCGCGGCAGACCATAGATATCGAAATTGGATACATCGCTGTATTTTTCGATAAAGTCTTTGGCCTCGCGGATGCGCTCAAATTGCACGGGTTCAACTGCTTGCCCAAACATATTGCGCCAACCAGACTTGGCATGGCCACCCTTGGATGGCACGAAAAGAGTCGGCTGATATTTGATGCGGTCAGAAAAGCGAATACCATTCTCATAGCCACGTACGTGAATGGTATCGCCGATTTGAAAGGCAAAGGTATAAAATTTTGTCATGCCACCATTATATACGGTTATTACTTGCGTGTAAAGGGTACAATATTCTCTGTCTTAGGCAACTCTTCTGAGTCAAGCTTACCGTGATAACCTGTAATCATTTCATTGTCTGGATTATAGGTATAGAGAATATTTCTCTCAGAAATTGTTATAACTTTGTTAGTTGTAAAGGGAATGTAGTCGGTAATACCTATTGATGGTGCACCCGCACTATTTGTCATACCAACAAGTAACCCCGGATTGAAAAGAGTCCATGCTCGATCTGATTCCTCAAACCGAGCATGGGATATAATATCTTCACCGGTAACCAGCTTTAGGCCGAGTGCCGGATACTTTTTAGGCATTAGTGATCGCCTAGCACGCCCAGAATTTCGTGATAGTGGTGCTCACGATCCGCAAGACCAAGGTCACCACCATTGACAAGCTTTGTCATTCTACGAACATCGCCCGTATCAGCAACCTCATTCAGACCACGAGACTTCCAAAACCAAGCAGCCGAGCGAGCAGCGCCCTCGGGCGTCTCAAGGTATGAAGGATCAGATGCCAAATCCTTACCAAGACCTTGACCGCACCGCATATAATTGCTACGACCTGTTAGCTGAATTAGGCCGCGACCACGGAAAGCCCAACCGTCACCCTCATTCACGTTACCGAGATTCTTTGCACCCCATGCACCACCATAGATGATGTTTGCAATGCCTTCCTGATTAGCAGGCTTCTTAGTCGCATCGTCACGACCAACCTCAGCAGCCTGTGCGGCCGTGATGCGGGAACCGAAGAGCGCCGTCAGAGCAGATGCCTTGTAATTCAGATTTTCCTTAATCGCGCTAAACTGAGCAGACTCATGAGCGACCTGAGATAGGAATCCTGCAATACGCTTAGGAGTATTAATCTCAAATTCATTACAAGCTGCAATTAGAGCATCCGCATATGCATTAAGATTATTCGGATTGGCCTTAGGGAAGGCCTTGCGCAGAAGTTCTGCTGTTAGCATTTGTTTCTCCTTAGTGACGAGAGTTTAATTCATCAAGACGGGCCTGAAGCAGTTGACGCTGCTCTTTGGCAATTCTATGGTCGGCGAGAGTATATGCGATTTCATGACACATACGCCACTCTGTATATATCTTAGCAAACCGATCTGCGGCTGCTTTAAATTTCTCTAACATCTCTTTCTCCAAATAAGAAAGGGGAGAGGCTTAACCTCTCCCCCAAGTTGGGCTGATTTGATCAGCCGTTTAGTTGTTGGTTTTCTGTTGATGGATCCGAGATGTCTACCTTGCGGGGCTTCTTATTATCAGGAATGATATTCTCCAGCCACACCTTCAGAAGACCGTTAACCATCTCAGCATTCTTCACCTCAATGGTGTCAGCCAGATGGAATTCACGGCGGAAGGCACGATCTGCGATTCCCTTGTGAAGGAATGTCGGACCATTCTCATCATTCTTAGCATGACCACGGATCAGAAGCTTGTTGTCATGAATTTCAAGCTCAAGGTCTGAGCGACCGAAACCAGCAACGGCAACTTCGATCACATACTTATTCTCATCAACCTTGACGATATTGTAGGGCGGCCAACCCGGGACAGCCTTAGACAGGCTCTCAGAAGCCTCAAACAAACGCTTTTGAATGTCATTGAAACCGATTGCATACG